TGGGCCGGTAGGGCTTACTCTTCATGAGCCAGGGGTGTCAGCGTGATTGTGGCAGGAGGAAGCTTCTCCTCGATGCCAGAGTAGACAAGCACCAGCGATGAACACTTGGGACAAGTCAGGTTGGTGACCATCGTGAAGAAGTCGCTGTCTTCGCAGTCGTGGTCTCCACCCCAGATGAGGTCGGTATTACAATGCCAGCAGTTCATGATGTCTCCAAAAGCGAGGGCCTTCGCGCGGACAGGTAGAGGGAAATTCAGTAAAACCTCTAGCCTGACCTAACTCCGCTGAAGAAAGAGTCTACAAAGACCCCCGCTTGAGATAAATGGGACGCCCCACGGCGACAACCACGAAACCTACTTACGGACAGGAAGGACACAACCGCCCGCAAGATTAGGACGCCCCAAAGTGATTAGAAGGGGATCTCGTCGTCAGGGATCTCTGCACGAGCCGCGGCCGCCTCAGCCACAATGGCCATCCGGGACTGCGCGGTGCTTGAAGCCAACCACTCTGTCTCCGAGAAAGAGCCCTCGCCGATTGCCGGAGTAAACTCCAGCCAGCCATCGCACCCAACGAGGTGCTCCTCTGCCCACTGCTGCAAGCTTGGCAGGCCATCAGCAGGATCATCCGAAAAGCCTGCCTTCAGCGCGTCCGTGGTGTACTCCCGGTCATGTCCCAGAGCGGCGAAGAGGTCCTGCCACTTGCGCGCGGACCACTTGTAGGGCTCGCCGTTACTGTTGCAGACCATCACCTGCCCGTAGACAGCGGCGCCTTCTTGGTCTCCTCGGATAACACGGGCCATCCATGAGGCCATGTGGTTTCCCTGCTTGCTCTCGGCCGCCTTAACCGTCTCCAGTTTGACGCGGTAGATACCACGCTCTTCTAGCTTACCTCTGTTGAGGCTGTCTTCTGCATGCATTCTGAATCGAATAGCCATCGTAATCTCCCTCTCTCTTAAAAGTTGGCGAAAAAATCGTCCAACAGGTTTGTCTCATGGCGGCGTAGTACCGCCCTGTCAATGCCATCGCTGATTGCCCAGCGAACGTGCCTTGGGTCTTTGTCCTTGTGAGCTTCCGCCAAGACGGAACCATCGCTGGACAACCACTTCTTAACTGCTCTCTTATCCTGGGCCTCCGCCTTGACGAGCTCTTGACAGACGGTCTCCGCTACATCGTCCATCCACTCCATGCCATTCGGACGGGGAAGCTCATAGCCTGTAGCCAACATGACCTCGCGGATGTTGGTGGGCGACATCCCTGGCATCATGGCCAAGCGGCTACCTGTGATGTAGTCGGGAGTCGGCGCGGCTTGGTAGACGTAGGGCCAACGGCTGATGGCCTTCGGGTCGTGCTTCATCCTCACGACGAAGTCGGCCATGGCTGGGATCTTCTCCGGTAGCTTCCACCCTGTGATGGAAGGATGCCCCGGGATGAACACGGTCCTGTTGTCACGGGTAACCTCGCGCGGGGGAGTCTCGTGCATGACGAGAAAGACGTGGCACTTCGCATTCCGGGCCGCATCCCGCAGCTTGTACATAATCTTGTTCAAGACGTCGAAAGCTTTGAAGCCCGCGTTGCGTGGGTTGGCCTGTATGTGATGGAGCTCGGCATCGGCGATGAGGCTGAAGTCATCTATAATGATGGCGTCGAACTTGCCTGAGGCTGACGCCCTGTTGAGCACCTCAATGATTTTAGTCACCCGGGTGTCGGGCTTGATGTCCCACGTCTCGGGCTTGATGCCTGCGTACTCAGCGCACGCGGTCGCACCGACCGGCGCCATCACGAGAGAGTTGGGGAACGACATCAACAGGTTCAGGGTCTTACCCTTCTTGGGCGCTGCGTAGATGATGCCGAATACAAACGGCAGAGCCGCTGGCTTGGTTACTTCACTCATTGGGTCCTTCCTAGTCTACAGGTCTCAAAAAAACTACAGGGGCCATAGGTTGTCTGGCATGCGTTGTCGTGATGCGCTCCCGGATAATGGAAGGGGTCCCGCCCCTCGAACTCCGAGATCATCCTCTCAGCATGTTTAACCGTGTCAGGGAAGTGTGCAACAGATCTTTCTGCATATGGCAGAACTTTCCGCTTGAACGAAGAAACGGGCTTCCGGTCATCCCACCCGATAAGGTTCAAGATCACACCCCCGAAGTCGCTCCCGAACATCTGCTGACCGATCACCTGCTGGCCAAGGAACTGCCCTGACAGGGTGTACTTGTTGTATGTCTTAGGCAGGATGGCAAAGCTGGTCTTGTGGTCCACGAAGTAGTGCTTGCCGTGGTGGGCTACGATGAGGTCGATGCGAGCGGTGTAGTCATATGACGTGTCTCGAACATCGTCTCGAACCTTAGTCTCGACCACCTGCTCGACACCTTGGATGCGCCAGCTAGGCACAGGGTACATCATGGCGTACTGATGGTAGGTCTCGATAACCTTGTCGGCCCACTTGTCGTGGAGCTCGCACTCAGCCTCGGCAGCGTAACGCTTGACCGCGTCCTCGGGCGTCAGGTACTCGACCTGCTCGTCGTGCTGTACCGACTTGAGAGCAGCGTAGTGATGAGCCAAGGCGATGTGCATAAGCGAACCGCGAACCAGCGCGGGCGAAGCTGAGCGCTCCGCTGTCTTGTCCAAGGCATAGAAGCGAGGACACTTGAGCATCTTGGATAGCCTGCTCCAGCCCGCACGCGATGGTCCTGCGTCGATGTACTTCATGCGTACACCCAAGTCCACTTGGTGTCATTGGCTTCCCTGCCCAAGAGTATGTCCTCCACAACGAAGTACACCGAGTCCGGCAGGCGTGGAAGGCTGCCGTAGTTGGGGTCAGTGATGTTGCTGAGGACCGTCAGGCTATCGCCGTCAGGGAAGCAGTCTTCTCTCTCGGCCCAGCACTTGTCGGCAATCTCCGCTGCCAACGTGTCGCAGGCTTGAACGTGCGCGTCGTATTTCATGTCTTCTCCGGTGGTTGTCAGGAACATAGGTTGAGGATCGATGCTATGATCGCGTCCTCGTCTTGGTCGCCAGCGAGCGTACTCGCTACCTCCCCAGACTCTTTATCATCAAGCACGGCCTCGACGGCCTGTAGTTTTGTCAAGAGAATGTCAGAGACGTGTTCGTCAACAGTACCCTGGGCGATTGGATACATGATGAGAACCGGCCGGGTTGACCCGTGACGGCTAAACCGCCCCTCGGCCTGCGTGATCTGCCCGGGCGTCCACGGCAGCAGGGCAAAGATGACAAGGTCTGTGTTTTGCAATCCGTCGATGGCTTCGCCGAACGCATCGGTAGTGCCGACGAACGCTGCGGCTCCTTCGTGGGTCGCGTACTCCGCCACGATGCCATCGCGGTACTGGGTGCTGTCGCCGCCGTGTCCAGTCCAAACGGGTATGTCCTTGGCCTTCTTGCCTATAGCCTTAGCCAGCGCCTCACAGTCCTTCCTACGGCCTGTTAGGACGCACACCTTCTGACCTGCGGCGAGGGCATCGGCTACCGTCTCTGCAATCCACGGGCGCTTACCGCTTGCTGCGGCCAGCAGCTTGACTTCGAACAGTGACTGAGGTCCGTTGCGGGAGGCCCGCTTCATGTCGGCGGCGAACCCAACAGGACGCACTTGGTCGCTCTTCGACAGGTACACTAGTTGCCGGCGCTTGGGTGGCAGGTTGCGGGCCATCTCCCCGCGGGAGACAACGTGAACAAGCTTTGCCAACTTAGCCTTGAGCTCCTCTTCGTTCGAGCTTCCCGACGCATCAAGGCCGCCCCACTTGCTCTGCTTTGCATCGCAGTAGCGGTGGACGAAGTCCCAGTTGGAGCCAAAGAAGTTGGGTGAGACCAAGTCAGCCTGCGCCCACAAGTCCGAGACCCTATCACGAATAAGCGTAGCCGTGAGCCCAAGCCGGCGGTAGGCCATGCTTGAGAGCTCGGCCGCTGCTGAGGCTCGGTTCTCGGCGGGCATGTACTTGGTCTGCCCATCGCTGCCGAGGTATCGCTTCTTGCGCTTCCACGCCTTGCCTTTGTGTAGCTCATCCCACACGACGTACAGCCTGCCTGTGGTCTTCTTCCACTCGCGGAGGGCGTCTATCCAGTAGGGCATCGTCTCCCAAGACAGGATGAGTATGTCCGCGGCTCGCATCTCTTCGAGGTCCATCGGTGTTCTGCCCTCGCCTACAACGGCGCGGCCTGTCGTGTAGTGGGACACCTCGCGCTGCCACTGCCGCCGGGCAGGCGCGCGAGTCACGACCACCGTCTTGCCCGGCTCTCCCTGTGACGAGGCCCAGAGCAGTGCAGCTAGGGTTTTACCTGAGCCGCAGGCCCACCAGAGGACAGCATCCTTCTGGAACATGAAGTCCCAGCCTTCGTTTTGGTACTCGGTCAGGAAGCCATCGAGCACCCACGGGTGAAGCATCATTCCGGGTCCGCCGCAAACCAAGTTGCAAACGATAGCCACGACCAGATGTCACGCTTCTTGCCCTCGATGTGCAGCATGTCTCCGTCGACTTCCATGTCGAGGCTAAACATGTCGCCCATCAAGATGTACAACAGGGTGTCCGAACTGTCCGGCTCGTCTTCAAGCTCAATCGACATAGAGGCCATGTCGCCCTGTATCTCGCTGAGCAGCACAAGCCCGTAGCGAGGCTTATTCCATCGGCCTTCGAGCGGGTATCTCATTTCTTTCTCCGCTGGATCTGCACCATCTTCTCATGTGTGATGAAGTAGCACCCGCACTGGCAGTGCCTCCGCCGAGCGACACCGCCCATGCGTGCAAGCTCTCCAGCGTCCTTGAGCCGCAGCGAAGACACGATGCGGTTTAGGATGTACTCTTTCTTTGGGGCGTTAAGGGCGTAGGTCTTGACCGAGTCAACCACCTTGTTGTTGGGGGAGCCGCACACGGGGCACTTCATTTGTCACCGCCCTTCTGGTAGCCGTCCTTGTACCATCCGTCACCCTTGAGGATGAACCCAGCGGAGCTCACCAGCTTGGTCGACCTGCCATGGCCGCAGGTGGGACACGTCTGACGCTCGCGGCATCCCATCGAGACGAACACCTCGAAGCGGTCGCCACACTTGTCACATTTGTATTCGTAGATAGGCACGGCTTTTCTCCTGCGCTGCGGGGGAGGGTTGCGGTTGAGGTCAAAAGGTGGGCGCTCAAGCTTCTCGCGTAAGACCTCGAAGAACTTCTTGTCCTTCATGTCTTGCTGCTGGAGCTCTTCGATGAAGTGGTCTGAAAGCTTACCCATGGTCTCCCCCTTTTGCGGAGCCGTACATAATCCATACGGCGCCGCCCATCGCGCATCCGCTGAGCAGTAGAACATCAAACAGGCTGAACAAAGGTTCGTACATCATGCTGGCACCTCGGCGCTGAGGTCCACTGGCTCAGAGGGTACAAGGTCAGGGTGGATAGGAGCAGGCGGTAGCACCGGCTCCTGCATGGAGGTGTCACCGTTCTTGAGGGCCAGCGCGTACAGTGCCCAGTCTTGGGCGTGCTGTGGCACCACCTCGGCAGCGTAGGTCATGACGTCATCGATCCACTGGTCGACGGCGGCGTCGTGCTCCTGCTCTCGACGCTGCTCCTCTGCCTCTTGTTGGTTGTTGAGGTAGTCCTCAAGGGCTGTGTAGTCGGTGCTCATGCGGTCCTCCGGCTCCTGCCGCCGGCAGGGATAAGGTCGTAGGTGTAGGGGTTGGTGCCGGTCTGGAGCATAAGCCATTGCCCATCGCGGATAGCGGAGAGCGTGCAGAGGGTTTCCTTGAGACGCTGTAGGTCAGTGTGCCCACCACGCAAGGTCATGGCGGGGTCGAAGCTGGCCATGCGAAGCTCGGGCTGGCCAAACGACTTGTCGCCGTTGACCCACACGACGTGGACGTAGAAGTCGAAGTCCATGGGCAGGACGGTGACGCGGTAGTAGTCCTCAATCTCGCGGATAGGGAAAGTCCACGACGTCTCCTCCGCAGGCTCGGTCAGTTGGACCAAAGACGCGGGGTCATCCGCCACCGCAGGTCTGACGCCCAGACGCTTGAGCCAGCGCAGCATGCGGGGCTCTTCCATGCCCTCAGCCATCGCCATCTCGCATCGCATCACTTGGGGGAGGGTGCTCACCGCGGCGCTGTCTGCCCTGTCGAGCAGGAAGGCGCAGTCCGTGTCCCCAACGTCGAGGTTGTTGTCGGTGATGAACTTGCGCGGGACGAGTCCGGTGAGCACTGCCGCGGCGATGGCGGTAGCGTGAAACGAGGTCATGTAGTTGCCTGAGCGTACCTTGTTGAACTTCCGCACGCTCTTCTTGTTGACGGCGTACACGCTGATCTCCCCGCGCGGGATGAACAGGACGTTGTCGACGTTGTGGACGAGCGATGCGAACTCACGGGCTCGCGTCTGGGTGGATGGCTTGATAACTTTCTTCCAGTAGTTTGTATTCTGCATGTGGTTTGTCCTCCATGGACGGTGTAACAGCTACAAGATGTGGGAGCAACATTGCCCCCACACCGCGCGGCTCCTAGTTGAGTTGCTTGGGTGAAGAGGTACGGCCGGTGAGGCCACTGTTGATGTTGATACGCTGGCCTGCTGCGTAGCCTGCCCCGTTGCCGTGGACGCTACTGGAGAAGGTGCCAAGGCGTGGGTGCGTCTGGTCACGAAGGGCAAGGCCTCGGCCGCGTCGCGAGGCAAGCACCATCCCGGTCTCTCTGGACATGGCGGTGGCGGCCATCTTGCTGGCCGTCTTGATGGTTTCGAGCTTGGCCGTCAGTCCACCAACTGCCCCCATGCGGAAGCGGTTCATCTCCGCGCGGGTGACCTCCGTGTCCCAGCCGCCGAAGTCTCGCGACCCGTTCTCCTTGGCACGCCAAGCCTTGGCCTCTTTGTTGATGGCGCGCAAGGCCACGTTGTAGAGGTACTCCCAGACTTGCAGGTCTGACTTGTGGCCGAAGCCTACGGCCCACACGTTGGCGCCGGAGCGCTTGGCCTTGGGGTGCTGCTCGTGGGTCACGGGGTGGCGTGCATCCCACTGGCGAGTACGGATGGCCGAGACGTTGCAGTGCGAGGCGACGGCCCACGCGAGCTTGATCTTCCACGCGGCCTGCCCCACGAGGAAGGCGTCGCTAAGCACGGGGTCCTGTTCCCGGATCTCAGCCTCGGTGAGGCTCGACAAGCTGACGGCGTGCTTGGTCATGAGCTTGGACGCCATCTTGGCGGCGACCTCTGCTTCGTTGCCCTCGCCCTTGTCGGCCAAGGCGAGCAGCTTGCGGATGCGTGATACGATGGTTTCTTTCTTTGCTGACATGGTCTCTCCTGTTGGTTGTCTGCCCGTCCGTGGGCCATGGCCCCCATCAAACAGGGGGCGACGCTGCGAGGCGCAGTGCGGGGAGATGCGCTCCCCTTCGCTTCAGTCGGGTATGATCACGAA